TCGGGGCGTATCGGCCAAAATGAGCAATCTGTAGCCATTGGTTACAACGCGGGTAAATCGTACATGAACGTAAATTCGGTTGCAATTGGTTACGAAGCTGCAAATTCTTACATTGGCAGTAATACCGTTGCAGTTGGCAGCCTTGTGTATACTTCGGGTAATGACTGTGTGGTAGTTGGATCCAATTCTCAAGCCCTCGGTGAAGGGTGTGTAGCTGTTGGTAAAAACTCACAAGCTGTCGCGGCCAATTCTATTTGTATAGGTAATAATTCAAGATCGGTAGTTAATGCAATTGCTGTTGGTTCTAGTGCTAAAGCAAACAACAGTGGAACTATTGCAATTGGTTTTGGAGTTACTGGAACTACCGCCGGATTATATGTAGCTCCAGTTCGCCCATTTGGTTCAGGGGGTGCTGTTTATTATGACTCATCAACTGGCGAGATAGCTTATCAATCATCGGATGATCGTGTCAAAGTAAATGAGGTCCATATAGAAAATGCCACAGATACCCTCCTCAAACTCAAACCACAAAACTACGATAAATTGGAAGACATTGGAAGTTCAAACATTATCATGTACGAGTCTGGTCTCATGGCTCAAGATATATGGTACGATGCACCCGAACTGAGACATATAGTTTCATTAGGTGAAGGGGCTGAACCAACCGGGGATAAGCCTGTAGCACCATCCAACAATCCCCAAGACGACCCAGACTATAGTGCTTGGGGGTCCAACTTGTCAACGGTGAACTATACACAACTTATCCCGTATCTTATAAAATCTATCCATGAACTCGAAGCCAGAATAAAGGTACTTGAAAGTGGTTAAAGTTAAAAATGTCCATTATTAGTAGAAATGTCAGGGGCACTCGTTCAACTTGTTTCTAGAGGTGCTCAAGATGTGTACATAATAAATCAAGAAAGTGGTACTTCTATCTTTCGAACAAAGTATACACGTCAAAAAAACTTTTCACAATCACCCAAGCTTATCAAAAAGAACTTAACTAGCTCGGATAATGTTATTACAATTCCTACTTACGGTGATCTTTTAGATGGTATTTGGTTGGAAGGTGAAGATTTACTCAATAAATTTAACGGTGCAAGATTTGATTTATATATCGGTGGTACGAAGGTTGATTCACAAACATATGATTATATGACAGGTATTTGGCAAAACTATCTCGCAGAAACTTATACAAAATCTCAAGAAATTAACAACGCTGTTTCAAGCTCAAATGTTAATTTTTTACCACTTCACTTCTTTTTTTGTGACCATGATATGTTTTTACCACTTGTGGCTCTTCAGTATCATACTGTTGAAATAAAAGTTACTTTTGAAAACCAAACGGCTGCAGATGTTCGTGTTTGTGGAAGTTATATATTTCTAGATACAGATGAAAGAGAATATTTCGTAAATAATAAATTGGAATTTCTCATCACACAAGTCCAAAGAAATTCTTATCCAGATCCAAAAATTGATCTTTCTTACTTTAATCACCCAGTTAAGAGCCTATTTTTTGGTTTCCAGGCAAAAGAAAGAGTACTTTCAAATGATAAATTTACCTTTGATACAGCTGACATAATTCTTAATGGTTCACATCTCGTTGAAGACATGACACCTGTATATTTTCACACCGTCCAAAACTACAAATATTCTAAATACGGTATCATTCAGTATGATGAAATAGAAAAGGCCGCATTTTATACTCGATATTATGTCTATAACTTTTGCCGAAACGCTTCCACAAATACACCAAATGGTACATGTAACTTCAGTCGTCTCGATAGCGCGGAACTTGTTATAAAAAACCCAGTAAGAGGAACTAATAGAACAAATGACGAGATTGTCGTCTATGCAGTAAATTATAATGTAATTCGCATCCAGAATGGAATGGCTGGAATTTTATTCGGAAACTAATATATATGCCTTTCCTCGGTAACGCTGGGCAACTCACGCATATTTATGTCACCACCCTCGGTGAAAACAGTGGTAACGGTGACAAAAATGTGTCGATCGATGGTGCGGTTCAGGCAAGTGATTTCCAGGTGCAGGCTGGTTCAATCGCAAATATTTCTCCAACACTTCAGGCTGTAATGGAACAGGACGGAAGTTCAACCGTAACTATGCAACTTTCAAATCCCACAACAAGTCTCATCTGTTCCGGTGAAATTATTGCCAGTGGTGTGAGAGGAGATGGTTCCGGTCTTACAAATATTGCATCTAGTGGTATTGTTGGGCAATTTGGTTCTGCCAGTATAGGCGCTGGTGCTATTACAGAAATAAAATTGGGAACCAATGCAGTCACAACAAATAAGATTAATAGTTCAGCTGTGACAACCGATAAAATTGCCAATGGTTCTGTGACAGCCTCCAAATTGAGTAACAACGCCGTCACGGCGGACAAAATAAATGATTCAGCTGTGACTACAAGTAAAATTGCCGCCGGTTCTGTGACAGCCGATAAAATTGCCGCCGGTGCAGTCGGTACAGCTTTTATTGGCGACGAAAATGTAACAACAGCAAAACTTGCCAATGGTTCTGTGACAACCGCAAAACTTGATAATTTGGCGGTGACCGCAGCTAAATTAAATATAGACGCTGTAACTACTGATAAAATATACAATAAAGCTGTCACGGGGGCAAAAATAGCAGACTATACAATCAGTAATGTAAATATAGCTAATAACACAATCACAGCTGCACAAATAGCTGATAATATAATCACAGCTGCGCAAATAGCTAATAATACAATCAGTAATGTGGAAATAGCTAACAATACAATTACAGGTAATCAAATTTTGGATGCAAGTATACCTTTAACAAAATTGGAAAGTACAGAATTTACGCTTGGTTTGATTCAAGATAATGAAATTGCGGGTGCCAAACTTCAAAGACACACCATAACAGGTGGAAGTTCCGCACTCACTGGTAACTCTAGAAGTGAAATTGGTCTACTCACAATTCATAACGATAATATTAGAGAAAGTACTATCAATATATCAAAATTAGACCCTAGTGTAACGCTCGCGGCTGTGACTAACAAGGGTGCTACCACTGATGATATTATAAGTCTTACAAATCTTACAGATTCGTCTTCCACAACAACCGGCGCTCTCAAGGTATCTGGTGGTGTTGGTGTAGCCGGAAAAGTTTACGCTGGTTCGTTTCATGGTGGTACATTCCACGGAGATGGCTCGGCTCTTACCGGCATTTCTTCAACCCTTCAAGCTATCACGGAAGGTGGTGCGTCGTCTGATAGAGCGATCACTTTAACAAATGATACCAGTTCTACTTCGACATCAACTGGTGCTCTCACGGTGTCTGGTGGTGTGGGTATAACCGGAAATGTGTATGCCGGCACTTTCTATGGCAGTGGTGCGGGTCTTACAGGCATTGCTACAAGTTTACAAGCGATTACATCTGGTGCTGGTAATTCAACGAGTAATAAAATTTTAATTACCAATGGTACAAATACAACCGCTCCACTGACTGGTGCACTCCAAGTAACAAGCGGGGGTTTGTACGTTGCAAAAAATATATTAACCGATCAAAATCTCACTGTAAATGGCAATCTTTATGTAAACGGTTCTACACAAACTGTAAATTCAACAAGTTTGACAGTTTCCGATAGAATTATTTCAATTGGTGAAGGAAATGATAGCGGTTCTAAAGATGTTGGTATAATTTTTGGTAAACCAACGGCAAATGTAGCCTTTTTCTATGATATTTCCGATTCAAAATTGAAGATTGGCGCTACACAGAGTAGTTCATTATCTGATTCCATTACACTAGACAACACAGGTGTACCCGTTCTTGTAAATGGTACAATGACAGCTACGTCATTCTATGGCGATGGTTCTAATCTTACCGGTATTTCTGCAACGCTTCAAGCCATTACAGAGACACCCGGGGGTGGTACAACCGATCAACAAATTATTGTTACAAATACAACCGATACTTTGGGTGCATCATCTGGGGCAGTGCAAATATCCGGGGGTTTAGGTGTCGCAAAAAAGATTTATGCGGGTGGTGATATTACGGCATTCTCTGATAAAAGACATAAGACAAACATTACGAGGATTGAAAATGCTCTTGATAAAGTGTGTCAACTAAGTGGATATACATTTGATCACGACGGTGAGAGAAAAACTGGGGTCATCGCACAAGAAATCAAAGCAGTTCTTCCAGAAGCTGTGTATGGCTCCGAAGAGACGACATACTCTGTAGCATACGGTAACTTGGCGGGTATTATAATCGAGGCTATTAAGGAACTTCGAAATGAAATTCAAGAATTAAAACAATCTAACTAAATTTAAACTCTTTTTACCAAGTTTCATAAAACAAACTGGGTAAAAATAGATCTTTTTACTTTTCCATGGAATCGGCGACTGCCAAAATAAGGACGCCAATGATGAAAGCCATCACGGCGTAATTACATTCTGTTTCTTCTAAACCTCCCTTGGGCTTGGGAGTTTCCACGACGGCTACTTCCTGGCGCCGCACGGGAGGTTCTAAGTCCTCGAGTGGACAATAACCTATCATTATTATACTTTACCTAGAGATTAATTTCCGTCTTCTTCTTCCTGCGTGTTCTTTTTGGTTTGGCAGAATCAACATTAACTTCTTTCACTTCACCACCGGTTGATTCGCCAGAAATGGAAACAATGTCTGAGACATCATCGGCATCTTCGTCAACTTGTGGGTTTGATGCACTCATAGTAGTGTTCATTGGAGGTGGTGGTGGCATCATTATACCACCCATGAGACTGGAAATGTCAACACCCGGCCCCCGCATTTCGTATTGACCAGTACCACCAACTGGTGCATCAACCGCGGGTTCTTGAGGTGCACGTGTTGTGTTCTGAACCGCCGCCATCATATTCTTCACAAGGTCTGGGTTTTGTTTCAATACATCATTCATGTTTGGTAGAGCCGTCTTAAACATACTGTTTGTTAAGTGGAACATCATTGCCGAGCCACCCAACATCATGATGAGCTTGATTTCTGGGGCCACAGATACCTTCGAGCGATATTTCACGTAAAGCTCTTCAAATACTCCATCGTAGTCATCCACATTCTCCATGACCGATTCACTCCATCCTTCAAGTTGAATTTCGAATGGGTTGTATCTCTTGTTAAGGAACTCGAGACCAGTAACACACGCAATCAACATACGTCTGGAAAAACGAATAGATTGTTCGACATCTATACTATATGTAATTCTCTTAACTTCCGAACGAAGTTCTTCGACGTTTGAGTAAGCGTTAAGTCTCTTGTTTACATTAAATCCCTTCTTCTCTAGGCGAGCCAATTTGTTAAGAAGATCTGTTTTTTCTTCATCAACGGATGTATATCCCTTTGATGGTCTTTCGGCTTCTTCACTCATCATGGGTTCGTCGTCAAAAAATGCATCATCATCGTCTTCGCCATAATCGATTTCTTCGTTTATTTGTGATTGTACAGGGGCTGTTTGCTTACTTGGGTTTACAAACGCATCCATAGCCTCTTGTTGTGGTTGTGGTTGTGGTTTGTTTCTTCTTGGATCAACAGGACGACGCACAGGCTGAGGTTTTGGAATTGAAATTTCAATTTCATCCATCAGAGCCTGCTCATCTGCATCCAATTTCATAACATTCGTACCACCACGATCAATGACTATTTCTTCGTCCATCTACTCTCTAATAGGAAACTATTAAATTACCTTTAACGCACTTTAGAAAAATATATGTATATACTATAAATGTTTAAGTTCAACAGAGCTAACCGTAACGCCATCGTGTCAATTTTTGTTCTCATCGCAGTCATCGTTGTTCTCGCATCTACAAGAAGCAACTACCGTCCCAGACCAATCAAAATTAAGGCTCTCAATGAAAAATCTATTTTTGACCTCGAGCACAAATTGGAATGTGCTGCTGGACACACCAAGGAGGGTAGCACATATTCATTGAGCCTTACCCCAGGAGGTCTCTGTGGTGCTTCCAACCTTGTCAATGAACACGCCTCGTATGAAATTGAGGATGGAATTGGTGGATCTTTAATCTAAGCTAATATAAATGGCGTTGATCACTTCACCCACTGAGACTATTCCAGATCTCAACTACGAATATCACACGATCACTTTAGATACTATTGGCCAGGATAGTGCCAACACTTTTACTTGCCACCTCGAACAGCCAATTCGTAACGTTGTTCAGGCTAGACTTTTGGCGGCCCATATTCATTCCAACGCTTCCACGGAACACTGCTATGTTTCAATTGAAGAACTTGACACCAACTTTAATGACAGAGCTGTAAATGCTCTTGGTGGTCAGTCGTCTATGACAATTCTCAGAAACGCGTTTGCAAGTCTTATAACCGATGATTCTTCCCACGGAACAACAGATTCTCTCATTCTTTTCAAAGATAACTACCCAGTTGTTACCCAATACATTGATCCAATTAGTCGTATAGATCGTTTTAGAGTTACTATCAGGGACCAAGATGGCAACACCATCAAGAACCCAAGTGTTTCCGCAAATAACTTCCTAGTCATTCGTTTTGTGTGTAGAAAACCAAACTTGTAATTTTCTTATATTAAAGTAGTATACAATGTCTTCGGGTATTGTTCAGTTAGTGTGTATGGGAGCTCAGGATGAACACATCGTCGGTGATCCTGAGATTTCATTTTTCAACTCGACGTTTAAGAGACACTCAAATTTTTCACAATCCATTGAAAAACAAGTGATACACGGTGCCGTTAGAAGCAATTCACTTTCTACAATTAAATTTGAGAGAAGTGGCGATCTTTTGGGCTATACGTATTTCACAATAGACAATGGTGCAGAAGCTCAAGATACTACCAATTGGGAAAGTTTAATTGAAAGTGTTCAACTTGTCATAGGTGGCCAAGTTATAGATGAACAAGATTCCGCCTTTTGTGAAAATATCGCAATTGATATGTTGGCACAGAATGTTACAAAAAGCTCGAATGGTCCACATCCAGGTGGTAACACCGCGAGTTCATTTTTCTACCCACTTCGTTTCTTTTTCTGTGAAGGACCACAATCCGCTATTCCATTGGTAGCTCTCCAATACCACGACGTAGAAATCAGAATTCGATGGGGATCATCGGCGGGTGGTTATAACTGGGAATGTTATTCAAATTATTATTATTTGGATAACGAAGAACGCGGTAATATCGCGTCTAGAAGTAATGATATGTTAATTTTCCAAGTACAAAAGAATATTGGATCCGGTGACAAAGTCCAAAATCTCAACTTTAATCACCCAGTAAAATTTATTGCGAGTTCAAATACAACGGGTAGCAGCCCACTTGCATCAACAACAAACAGAATTAAACTGAGTATAAATGGTGTTGATCTTACAACATATAGATGGTCTAGACCACATTATATGGACGTTTCTCATTATTATCACACTAACTATGTAACATCTCCAGACGTATTTATGCATTCATTTTGCCTAACTACAAGTTTAAATCAACCAACGGGATCACTCAATTTTAGTAGAATAGAAAACGCTAAAATATATAGTGAAAATGAAATATTAAATGATACAATTTATGCCGTAAACTATAATATTCTTAAAATAGAAAATGGTATGGCGGGTCTACTATATGCAAATTAAAATCAGGGATTATATAAATGGTGAAAGATATCGGTGTGACTCAACCCACCTATAAGGTGCGACTAGGTCGTCTTACCGAATGCTATCAGCCACATAACTCAATAGTATTGAATGCATCGAATGCTAAAATTGACAACATTGAACACAGTGGGTTTTACGCGGCGCCAATAAGAAGTGCTTATTCTTCTAATTTACTTGCGTATGACACTGCTACAAAAGAAATTGTCGACATCGGTGGTCATAAATTGAAGATTTCTTCATTGGAAGTAGAAAACCTCGATGTTGTGAATTCAAACACGGTTCATAATTACTATGTCGATAATCCCATTTTTGAAATAGCCAAGGGCAAACCACGTACTTCAGAAGACGTTGGCATCGTTATGCATCGCGCAGGTGGTAATGTAAACATTAAGTTTTCAGAAAAAGATAATCATCTCACGATAAACAAGGATTTGGCAATAGATGGCGTGGTCAAAGCTAAAATGTTTGAAGGTGATGCAGGTCTTCTTTCAAATGTCCAATTTAATTTTGAAGTTGGAGATACTTTTGAAAATCTTAATGTAACAAACGAACTTCGTGCAGATGGTAGTCATCTTACAAACATATCTATCGAACAATTGAAAGATCTCAAAGGTGCTTCACTGGATCTTGAAAATATATACATGGATGGTACATTACGGGTGAAAAAATCAATTTATTCACAATCCGATATTATTGCCCCATCTTTTGTGGGTGACGGTAGAAAATTAGATGGTATAGTTCTCAAAGAAGATTTTGATTCAACTACAAAAAGAATTAAAAATATTGAAAAAATATTACCAAATATTGAAAAAATTGAAAATGAAATAAAAAATGTTGCATCAAATATTCCAAATTTAGAACCAATTGAAAACAAAGTACAAGAAGTTGAAAATAGTATTCCAAGTCTTACACCACTTAATACAAGATTGGACACACTTGAAAAAAGTATCCGAAATACAAAACAAAGGGTGGATGATATTAAAATTGTAGAACCCGAAAAAGTTGATCTTTCTCAAATTGAACATAATATCAATCAGTTGAAAGAAGATGTAGAAAAAATCGATAAACTTGAAAAAAATGTTACTACAAAATTCTTGAAAGTACAAAGAAATATTGACAATATTCCTAAAGTACCAGATCTGACCGACCGCGTCACACAAATTGATTCAAATGTTCAAGAAACACTCAAAGAATTTGAAAAAAATATTAACATGATAAGTAAAAATAATTCAAGAAGTATAAATGTACTAGAAAAAAATTTAAGTAAAGACATTTTAAAAACACAAACAGAATTGCAAAATACAGAAAAAAGAATTCCAATTCTCGAATCGTACATCTCAAATGTTCATACAGTTGAAAATGATGTCGCAATTTTACAAGTGGAGCTTCCAGGAATTAGTAATCGCGTAAAAGCTTTGGAAGATTATAATCCACCACCACCCACACTCCAAAGTGTAACCGCGTGTGAAAGTAATACAGTGTGTAGTGTAACATTTGAAAATACACTCACCTCACTCTCAACATTTGGAAATATCGGGGTAGGTACAACTACCCCAACATCTAGACTATCCATACACAACAAACCAAATATAACTTCGGTTTTGGGTGAAGTTGATGCTATAAAAATTAATGAACTTGCCCAAATAAATGCATACACAAAAGCCAATGCGGGTGTCAGTTCGGGTAGACCAGGTGGAATTGTTTTCAAGACAAAGAGGCCAAATGGAGCCTTGGAAGATAGTATGACCGTGGATGGAAATGGCTCTGTCACAATTGGTTCAAGTGAAGCCCACAATTCTGCCGCACTTTCTATAAATTCTACAACGCGCGGTTTTTTACTTCCTCGTTTAACATCCGAACAAATTCAAAATATTAGAAAACCTGAACCAGGTCTCATGGTTTATGATACAGAAAAAGATGTATTTATGGGATACAAAAAAACGGGATGGATTGAACTTTGCTAAAATAAAATACAATAATATATAAATGGTGAAGAACTTAAATACCATTGAAAGATCCGAAAGGATCAGAATAGGTAAATATACACCTGATGAACAGGCGGTAAGTTCTATTATAATTAACGCCTCTTCGGAAATTTTGGAAGCAAATGTATCAGGTTTTCATGTGGCACCAATTCGTAGATCCAACATCACATCAAATGCGTTGGTATATGATGTGATAAACAAAGAAATTGTAGATTCCGGTAAGAGCGTTGACAAAGTTACATTACAAGAAGTTACATCTTACGGAAATACAACATCAAATACAGTAGAATTTTTAAACAATTCTACAAGCTTTGTAACATCTGGTCCAGTTGGTATAGCGAATACAAACCCCGTACACACACTCGACATAGGTTCAAATGTGTTCATTGACGACACCGGTTCAAATGTAATGGATCTTAGAGGTAACGTTTTTGTGTCCGATACATTATTTGTGGTGGGTAATTTAGAAGTATTAGGAGATACAACTTTGACATCACAACAAAATTTACTCATCGATGATTCTATTGTTGAACTTGGCAAGAATAATTATGATTCCCAAGCTGGATTTGATTTGGGTTTTGTAATGACACGTTCAACTGCACTGTCTAATGTAGGTATAGGTTACCGAGAAGCTCAAGATGAGTTTTTCATTGGATACACGGATAACAACGCATATGAACACTACATGACACCGAATAATGACAATAATGTTAAAGTTCATATCTATGGTTCATTGGTATCAGAGTCAAATGTTGGCGTAGCAAATATATCACCTATCCACACACTCGATGTGGGGTCAAATTTATACGTTGATGACACCGCATCTAATATTTTGGTTGTTCATGGAGATACAAAAATTGATGAAAAACTTTTTGCCAATAATATTTTAATTTCAAATGTTTTAGAAGTTTCTGGAAACTTAAATTCTTTATCCGAGTTGAATGTTACAGGTAATTTATATGCTTCATCAAACTTAGATGTATCAAAAGAACTGAATGTATATGGAAATGTATACGCGTATTCCAACGTTGATGTAACGAAAGAAGTTAATATATCCGGAAATGTATATGCTTCTTCAAATGTTAATGTGGAGAAAGATCTTAACATAACTGGAAATACATATGCCGATACAAATTTAACTGTTACCGGAGATATATATGCTTCCTCAAATATTGATGTCACGAAAGAACTAAATATCATAGGAAATGTATTTGCTTCTTCAAACATTGATGTATCCGGACAACTCAATGCACTTTCAAATGTTAATGTGTCAAAGGAACTAAATGTTTCTGGAAATGTATACGCATCTTCAAATGTCGATGTAGCGAAAGAACTCAATGTCACAGGAAATGTATATGCTTCCTCAAATGTTGACATAACCAACGCACTCAATGTAACCGGTCACATATTTGCATATTCAAATGTAATAGTGGCAAATGATTTGGCGGTGTCTAGAGATATTTATGCTTCAAACATAACTACAAGCAAAGATCTAACCGTAACCGCAAATGTTGAAGCACTTTCGAACATTAATGTAACAAAAGATCTCACTGTAAATGGTAATGTATTTGCAAATTCAAATGTTAGTGTAGTAAAAGATTTGGATATATCCGGTAATGTATATGCATTAAAAAATGTAAATGTTACAAAAGACTTGACTACAACTGGGAATATTCATGCAAATTCAAACTTATTTGTTATAAAGAGTGTTGACGTTTATGGTGATATCACCGCACATAATAACACCTTTGTATACAAAGATCTCACAGTGACCAAAGATATTATAGCATCTTCAAATGTTAACGTGACAAAAGATTTGAATGTCACCGGAAATGTGTATGCCGATTCAAATGTTAGTGTCGCAAAACAATTGGTTGTTTCTGGGAATGCGTATATGAATTCCAACACACACGTTTTAAAGAAACTTTTTGTAACTGACGACATAGAAGCAATTTCAGATATTAATGTCTCACAAGATGTCAATGTTTCCCGAGATGTATTTGTGACTGGTAATGTAACTGCGTCGTATTATTACGGAAGTGGTAATACACTTTCAAATATCACGTTAGAGCAAGTTACATCTTACGGAAATACGACATCAAATACAGTGTTTTTCAATAACCCGGACATTTCGGTAGTTACTTTGGGGGATATGGGGGTTGGTACAGATACTCCCGATTACAAACTTCATGTTGCGGGGAACATTGGTGCTGATACAGACATATACGCTGTGCGATACCATGGGGATGGTGGGTTACTTTCAAATGTGACACTCCAAGTTGTGACTGATAAGGGTAACACAACTTCAAATACGGTGCAATTTACAAATCCAACGACGGCGTTTACAACAGATTTAGTGTCAAATGTTGAAGTTAAGTTGGATCAATTGTCAAATGTCATTGTCACTGATCCACAATCCGACCATCTTCTCGTGTATGACGGTGAAAATTGGGTGAATGATTTCAACTTGCACAACTTTATCAAGATTCACAACCTTACAGGTTCAACTCTTCACAGAGGTAATGCAGTCTATATCGTTGATTCATTCAATAACAATGTAGCAAATGTTGCTTTGGCCAAGGCGGATTCCTCAGCGACTATGCCGGCTATTGGTCTCATACACGAAGATGTTTTGCCCGGGGATGAAGGT